TTGTCATTGTGCGCTGCCATTGTTGCGGCGACGAAGTCGCCCATGTACTTTTTACAGATATATGTAAGGGCGCATGGTGATATAACGAACATGCGTTGTTTCCCTTTTAACACTTTTTCTGTCGGTACACGAGCGTCTTTCTTACAATCTTGCCAGAAAAACATAGGGCGTTCACCTTTCAAAAGCTTCGCTTCTGCTTCGTTAACAGTGGTTCTGAATTCACTATCTATAATAGTTCCGTTTTCGAAATCCATAAAATCTCTTTTACCTGCTTGTTTTGCACGGCGAGAGAAAGGATACCCCATAGAGGAGTCTTTATTCAACGGACGTATATAGTCAGTGTTTGCATTGCCAGTTATAATTTCAGCTTCAGTTTGCAATTGTGGTTCGCGCTCTTTGTATCGATCTAGTGATTCATTCCAGAGTCTACGAACTCTCCAACCTACTGCTTCTTCAATATCGGCGGCGAAGGGGACGGTCATGCGTCCATACTTTTCCACCTGCTGTTTGCACGGATCAGGTATCCCTAACCGTGCAACTTCTTGTCGCGATAGTGTTGGTCGAGTAGTGTGTGGATGTATCTTATCAAACGTCGGTAACTTGGTATACATAGTCTTCTCTATGGAGCCCGGAGACACCGAAGAGGCCAAGAACCCTATTGGCGTTAAGCAACGATCTCCAGTAGCTGGAAAAAGCGCATCAATCTCGATCCTAGTCAAATCAATAGTATCTATTAACCGCACTGTGTCAGGCATTTCTGGTACCTCGGCGGCCTTATCTACATAGCCAAAGACTTGCTTGATCTGAGACGCAACAGTCCCAATAGCCTCTCTCAACTCCGACTCAAGGATTGGTATTCCTCCACCAAATCCCGTTCCAGACTCAATTCCTTTGTGTATACCGAATATCTTACGTTCACTGCGTCTATTATAAAGCACCAACGGAGATCCAGAACATCCTGCAATAGATGCAGTTTCATACCGCACTCCTACCATATACTGTTCTGAGCCTTCAGCCAACTCCATAGTGCCAATAAACTTTACCGGTTTACCTTTCATAACTTCTGCTACGACCTGTTCCTTCATATACATCACATGTCCAAGTATGATCTTTTCACTTGTGAGATAGTCAGAGAAGTGGCTTAAGAAGTTATGCGTAATTGTCTTGAACGCTTCTATATCAATGCCAAAATCATAAATACCCCAGTCGATAGTAGGATGTGTCCAACATCTATTTGGGTTGAATGAATGGCGTGTGAATATAGATTGCCCATGCTTCTTTCGCATAAGTATCATAGTAGATCCACTCTCTTCTATCGATTTCAGTACATGCTTATTAGTCAATACTATTCCATGTTGAATGCCTATTCCTTGCCCCATAACTTTTTGCGCTGTTTCAATTGGGGTATATTCAGAGGTTCGAGTAAACCCGATAGCTACCATGTTTGGCAAAACTCTGTTATTGAGGACGGCATCAGCATTCTGATCTCGAAAGACGGTCTCTACAATCTTCTCCGATAAGTCCACTTCCATCTGGTCATTAACTTGCTTGTGTACAATTGGTGTTACTTTACGACGTATTATCTGATCGAAAGAATATGGATTTGATCCTATCTGGTTGGTGACATCATGGAGCCCTAAATCTCGTTCTAATTGACCAAGAGCTGCGCCGTACTGGTGAGTAGCATCATCGAAAACTGTCTCAGCTACATCAG